GCTGGAAGTACCTAGAGTACAAGGCCAGTCAGACCAAGATACTGCCAGAGTCCGAGCTAAAGGCTGCCTATCGAGAGATGGGGGAGGACAAGTACAACCAAGAGTTCGAGTGTTCCTTTAACGCAGCAGTCGAGGGTAGTTACTATGGGAAACTTATTAACGACCTTGAAAGGGATGGTCGCATTAGTGATTTTCCTCGTGATGATCTCTGCCGTGGCTTTGTTAGTTGGGATCTTGGAATTAGCGATTCGATGGCTTTATTCGTTGCACAATTGGCTGGAAAAGAGGTTCGACTACTTGATTGCGTCGAAAACCATGGACAGGGACTAGATTGGTACGTTCGCTGGCTGAAGGACAATGACTATGCAGGGTTCAGTCAAATCCTACCCCATGACGTACAGGTGAGGGAACTAGGCACAGGCAAGAGCCGTAGAGAGGTCTTAGAGGAAGCAGGTCTGTCCATAACGGTTGCGCCTAGATTGTCTGTAGCTGACGGGATTCAGGCTGTCAGGAGACTGTTGCCTCGGTGCTGGTTCCATCCAAGGACTAAGCCGGGGCTAGATGCCTTACGGAACTACCGTAGGGAACATGACGAGAGACGGCAGATATTCTACGAGAAGCCGCTACATGACTGGTCTAGCCATATGAGTGACGCTTTCAGATACCTAGCGATAGGTCTTGACGAGGGCGATAGTTCATGGCAGACATCGTTGCCAATTTCAACGAAATGGATTGTATAATAAGCAAAACCCATAAGGATTTGCTATGAAGATGGATGAGGGTCAAATCAAGGGAATTATCGAGAATGAGATCGATAACTCCATCGGATACATTGATACCGAGACTACGGATCAGCGATCCAAAGCACTAGAGTATTACCTGCGTTATCCGTATGGTAACGAGGTAGAAGGCCGTAGCCAGATCGTAACTGGTGAGGTAGCCGAGGCTATCGACGGTGCATTACCCCAACTTATCCGGGTCTTTACGACCACCGAGGATATTGTCTCCTTTGAGCCTCAGACTCCTGAAGATGAGGAGTCCGCTAAACAGGCTACAGACTACTGTAACTGGGTCTTTTACCGTGAGAACGACGGTCTAATCATCCTGCACAACTGGTTCAAAGACGCGCTGATGATGAAGGTTGGCGTGGTCAAGGCGTACTGGGAAGCCAAAGAGGACGTAAACAAGGAGTCCTACAAGAATCTGACTGAAGACGAACTAGCCATGCTGCTGTCTGATCCTGCCATCGAGGTAGTGAGCCAGAAGGTCGAGATGGTTGACGGTGGTATGGATATGATGGGTATGCCTATCCAGATTCCGTACTACTCGGTCAAGGTCAAGAAGGTTAAGAAATACGGTTGCGTCAAGATTGAGAACGTGCCGCCAGAAGAATTCCTAATTAGCAAATCAGCAAGAACTATTGAGGATAGCTCGTTTGTGGCTCATCGTCGTTTGATGACTCGTTCGGAACTCATAGCGATGGGTTTCGACAAGGATGTCATCGAGGGATTGCCTTCTTACGACGATCTCCAGTTCACGACTGAGCGTATTGCTCGATTCAGTCAGGGTGAGCAGCCGGATGAGAACATCAGCCTCGACCCAACGATGCAGGTTGTTGAGGTCTACGAGTGCTACATCAAGATCGACGTTAATGGTGATGGTATCGCTGAGTTGCGGAAGATTGTCTATTCTGGCAACGAAATCCTAGACGATGAGGAATGTGACCTAGTGCCGTTCCATAGCCTGTGTCCGATCCCGATCCCGCATAAATTTTTTGGACAGTCTCTAGCAGACCGGACGATGGACATCCAGCTAATCAAGTCTACGGTTACTCGTCAGATGCTGGATAACCTGTACCTAACGAATAATGCTCGTTTGGGTGTGGTTGATGGTCAGGTCAACTTGGATGATGCTCTTAATGCAACTCCGGGCGGTATTATCCGTATGAAGTCGGCGGGTGCGATTACTCCGGTAGAGGTTCCAGCGGTTACGGCTCAGGCTTTCCCATTGCTTGAGTACATGGACGGTGTTCAGGCCAAGCGTACAGGCGTTAGCGACCAGCAGCAGGGTCTTGATCCTGACGTAATGAATAACGTCTCGGCTACGGCTATTGCAGCCATGATGAAGTCGAACTCTGGCAAGCTGGAGTTGATTGCTCGAATCTTTGCTGAGACAGGCGTAAAGAGCTTGTTTAAGGGGATTCTGCACCTATTGGGCAAGTATCAGGATCAGGCCAAGATTGTCCGTATGCGTGGCAAGTTTGTGACGTTTGATCCTCGCTCATGGACGAATCAGTACGATGTGGCGATTAACGTTGGACTTGGTTCGGGTGATCGTGAGCAGAAACTGGCTATGTTGCAGATGATCCTCGGCAAGCAAGAGCAGATTCTGACTCAGTTTGGCGCATCAAATCCTGTGGTTTCTGTGGCTCAGTACCGGGATACCCTAGCGAGACTGATTGAATCGGCTGGTTTCAAGGATGCCAAGGCGTTCATTAACGAGATCAGCCCGGAACAGAACGAGGCATTGTCTCAGCCACAGCCACCTGCTCCAGATGCTCAGGCTGAAGTCGCGCAGATGCTAGCTCAAGTAGAGAGAGAAAAAACCGAGGCTAAGGCTCAGATTGAAGCTGCGAAACTAGGTTTGCAGAGAGAGCAACTAGAGGCTGAGTTCACCCGTAAGGGAATTGAATTGTCTATGCAGCAGGAGCGTAGTGCTTCTGAGATGCGGATTAAAGAGGCTGAGTTGGCTGTTAAACAACTACAGGCTATCTTGGCGATGGACATTGCTGACGAGGACAGCCGTAACAAACAGGCTGATATTGTCCTGAAGGCGATTAAAGAGTTAGGCAATCTGACTAAGGGTACGAATGGACAAATCCCAATGGGCTGAACATTTACTGAGGGATGAGGGCTTTCAGGCAATGATGGAAGAACTCCGGTCAGTAGAACTAAGCAGGTTTGCTATGAGTGCTGCTAGCGAGGCTAACGTAAGAGAGGATGCTTACCACCAGCTAAGGGCATTAGAGAAGATTGAGGCCTACCTTGAAGGGCTATCGGCACAGAAGCTGATAGACGAAAAGCGGCTGAAAATTTTGTAACTGAGTCGGGCAGTTCCCGATATAATTTAGGAAACAATATATGAGCGATACTGGAAGTATGACTCCCGAATCGGGAAATACTCAGTTAGACGTAGGTGGTGCAGCCGACGCTATCATGGGTCTTATGGGTGCGGAAGAAGGCTCCGAACAGGAACAACCTGAAACCCAACTCGAAGCCAATGATAGCGAAGCCGAATCCGAGGAGTCTTATGATGAATCGGAGGTAGAACAAGATGAGGGTGAGGATGAGCAAGAGGAGCCTCCGAAATACAGGGTGAAAGCCGCTGGTGAGGAACGTGAGGTAACCCTTGATGAGCTTATCAAATCTTATCAACTTGGCACAGACTATACGAAGAAATCGCAAGCTGTAGCTGAAGAACGCAAGGTTGTTGAGGCCGAACGCCAGCGTATCGAGGAAGCTAGGTATCTCCGCGACCAATATGCGGAACGGTTGCAGGTAATTGAGCAGATGCTTAACCAGCAGCCGGAAACTGAGAATCTGGACTATCTGAAGGAAACCGATCCTATCGGTTACGCAGTTAAGGTCGCAGAACTGTCTCAGCGGGAGAAGCAACTAGCCCAAGTTAGAGCAGAACAGGCTAGGATTTACGATCAGCAACAGAGGGAACAGCAGGAGCAACTTGGTCAGGTAGTACAGGCTGAGTCTCGTAAGCTGGCAGAGGTAATCCCTGAGTATGCTGACCCGCAGAAGGGCGAGACATTACGTCGTGAACTCCGTGAATTCGGAATGAAGGCGGGATTCTCAGACCATGAATTAGCGAATGTTTACGATTCGCGTGCAGTATTAACGTTGTGGAAGGCAATGCAGTACGACAAGCTACAGTCTGCAAAGCCGGGAATCACGAAGAAGGTTAACGAGGCTCCGAAGGTAATTAAATCGGGAGTTTCACAGCCTCGTGATAGCAGCGACGAGATGAAGAAACTTAAGGCTAGGGCAAAGCAGACCGGAAGGGTCGCTGATGCCGCTAAAGCATTTGAACGTTTTTTATAAGGAATTATCATGCCTA